ATGAGTGCGCCCGCCTTCGAGATCGAGCGTTTCGGTAGCCAGGCCGTGGTGATCAAGGATGGCATCGAGGTGTGGGGGCCTGGGCCAATCGCCCAGGCCGAGAACAAGCTCGACACGCTGGAGCGTCAGGCGCGCCGTAAGCGCCGCCAGTGCATGACGTGCAGCGACCAATTCATGAGCGAGGGAGCGCACCACAGAATGTGCGCCAAGTGCCGCTCAGGGGCGAGCGCCATCTTTGATGGTGCGGTGTAAAGACTATGGGGCAGGCATTGCGAAAATCAGACCTAGAGGGTGCAAGTGTGGACGGGTCCGCAATCGTGACCCTGGATCGCATTGCGGACCCGATTGCGGACCCATTGCGGACCCTCGAAAAGTGGCTGTCTGGTGGCGACCTCGCTGCCCTTGCCGGTATCGCGGATCGCGTAGCCAGAAAAGCGATTGCGTCGCGCCGCTGGCGCGGTGCCGATCTCTTGGTCCAAGAGGTCCAGATCGGGCGCGGCGGTGCTGGTGGCAAGGCGCTCCAGGTGCATGTTGATAGCTTGCCCGCCGATCTGCGCGAGAGCTGGTATATCAGCCACGGCATCACACTCCATGAAAAGCCTGACACCGAGACCGGCAAGACGGTCCTGGTGCCAGAGCAAACCTATCAGAATGATGCGCGCTTTGAGGCCGATCTGGCCTTGGCGCGGTGGCGGCAAGAGGTGATCCGGCCCATCCTGATCCTTGAGAAAGGCTCGCCCGCGCGCGCTGAGTTGATCGAGCAGCTGGCCCAGACGCCCCGTCTATTCCCAAACGGCAAGCGCAAGGCCGTGACCAAGCAAACCCTCTATAACTGGGTCAAGGCATTCGAGGCCGAGGGCTTGAATGGCCTGATCCGCAAGCGCCGCGCCGATAGTGGTGCCAAGCGCCAAAAGGTCACCCGCGCCTGGGATGCGTTCTTTGAGGCGCACATTGATGCGGCCAAGCATGCCGAGATCAGCGATGAGCTGACCACCTATATCCGATCCCTTTGGGCGGCGGGTGAGCGCGGCTGGCGCTCGATCACTGAGAAATCCACCACCCGCCTGATCGAGATGAGCCGTGGGCTTGACGTTCTGGCCTTTGATGCGCTGGAGCTGGGCCGGTGTGGCGACACAAACGCCAAGGGCACCCAGTTCGGCATCTGCAATGTGAACCGCCGCCAGGTGGAGCATCACCGCGAATATGCGCTCCTGGCGATCAAGGACAAAGACAACGCCACATTCCAGGACAGTTACATGCCCTCGATCCGGCGCGATTATACCACGCTCTTGCCGCGCCAGATTGTCGTGGGTGACGTTCACCCCGTGGACATCATGATGCGCCGCCCCGATGGCACGGTGGTCTATCCCAAGGCGATTGCCTGGTATGACGTGGCCACCAATGAAATCCACATGACGTTTGTGCTGTTGCAGCCTGGTGAGGGCATCCGGCGCGAGCATGTGGCCCAGAGCTTTGAGGCGATGGTCGAGGAATGGGGCCTCCCCGAATTGCTCTATCTCGACAACGGGTCAGAGTATTCCTGGGACGCCATGATCGGCGGCTTTACCCAGCTCTCGCAACTGACCCAGGGCGGGCTCAAAGTCTTTGATCTCGACGGTGATCCAAATGTCGCCAAGCGGGTTGCCAATGGCCGCGAGGCGGTTGTTCGCTCGATGCCATACAACGCGAAAGGCAAGCCAGGCATCGAGGGTGCCTTTGGCAATATCGAGCAAGTGTTTTTCGCCACAATCCCTGGCTGGACCGCTGGCGACCGCATGAACAAAAAGACCCATGCCAAGGGCAAGGACCCAGTGGCCTTTGATGGGGATGCCCAGGCATTCCTTGAGACCGCTGGCAAGGCTCTGGAGTGGTATCACAAGCGGCCCCAGCATGGCCGGTTGAACGGCATGAGCCCCAACGAGGCCCTGCGCAATTTCATTGATCAGGGATGGGGCAAGACAACGCTCTCGCGCCCTGAGGTTCTGGCCCTGGCCTTTGCTGAGGAGATCGAGCGCATGCCGGATCGCGGGCGTGTCAGCTATACCCCACGGCGTGGCGAGACCATGTATTTCTATGCGGATGAGCTCCTCGGCCTCGATCACAAGATCACGCTCAGGGTGCCCGCTTTCAATCCTGAATTTGTGTTCTGTTTCGCCGATGGTGAGCTGATCTGTCAGGCCTTCCCTGAGCAAACCTTTGGCGTCCTCGATGGCGCTGGCGCTCAGGAGGTCAACCGGCGCGGCAAGGCATTCCGCCGCCAGATCGCCGAGAAACGCCGCCACGTCGCGCTCTTGTCCCTCACCGAGGAGACCGAGCGTCACATCGCCCACATGCCCGATGCGCCAGAGGCCCCAGTCGCGGCGATTGTGGACGCTGGGATCATCGACCGCATGGCGCGGATGGACGCCGAGGCGCGGGAAAACGCGTTGGCAGATGCCGCGAACAAATCGCCCAGGAAGCCCCTGGAGCAATGGAAAACAGGGCCAGTCAAGGCCTTGGAAAACTTCAAATTTGCAGAGGAAGAGAGTGATGGCTGAGGTTTTGATTTTTGTCGCCGGATACAGTGTGGGCGGCGTGATGGGCTTTATCGCATGCGGCCTTTTCATTGGAGGCGGTCATGACTGATTTTGTCGAAACCGTCATGGCAGGCCGTGCGCGCTTGATGTGTGAAACGGTGATAGCCGCGCCACGCTATAGCCGCCTGGGTCAGATCACGGGTGATCCTGGCACTGGCAAGACATCGGTGACCAACTGGCTGACCGAGGAGCTGGGTGCCATTCGGATCGAGGCCTGGGCTGGCATGAAGGAAAAGACGTGCCTGCAAGAGCTGGCGCATGCCTTCGCAAAGGCTGGCTACCCAATCGATGAGAGCGGCACATCCAACACGCTGATCCAGCGCCTTATCCGCCACGGCACCGAGGGCAAGCTGATCATCATCGATGAGGCCAATCACCTGCGCTGGCCCACCCTGGAGATGCTGCGCTCGATCTCTGACATCGGCGGCGCTGGCCTGGTGATCGCTGGCACTGACTTGCTGGCCAAGAAATTCACCCACCCGCAAATCCGCGTGTTCCTTGAACAATTCCGCCAGCGCGTGGGCACCAAAAAGGTGGTCATGCAGCCGGTCCAGGATGCGGGCGAGATCGCCGCATATGTCCTTGCGCCGCGCTTTGGAAGCGTCACGCAAAAGAGTGCCACCGCGTTCCTCAAAAAGACGGGCGGCAACTGGCGCTTTGCCGTGGCTCTGGCCGATGCATGTGAGCGCCTGATGTCTAATGAGGGCATCGAGAAATTGGATGAGCGCGTGGTCGAGACCGCCGCCGCATGGATGGCGGGAGGAAGCTGATGATGGCCTTTCCCGAAAACGTCCAAGAGCTGGTCTCGGTTGCCGCAACCTATGCTCTCGATGGCGCGCCCTTCACCGCCGCTGATCAGCTCCACAAAGCCGCTGATGCGCTCAAGATGAACGCAATCGCGGCGGGCTATCCGATCCCAACGGCCATGCAAACCAAGCTCAAGCCGCTCGATGCTGATCTCACCCACCTCCTGGAGACCTTGGAGATGGATGAAGAGGTCAACGCGGATTTCGATTGTGGTGATGGTGAGATGAGCCTTGAGGCCAGCCGCCTTGTGGCCACTGCGCGCCGCCTGGCGCGTGAGGCGGGATATGCCCTGCCAGAAACCGTGGGAGGCGCATCATGAGCCTCTCCTCGATCACCTATGACCTGTCGGCCAGCGGTGGCCCAAAGCGCATAACCGCTGAGGAGCTCACGCGCCTGGCGGTGCGCGCCAAGAGCAAGGTGAAGGCAACCGCGCGAGGCTGGAGCATGCTGAGCCAGCATGAGGTCCTTGCCCTCGCATGGTTTGCCGATCTCCTCCTGGAGGATGGCGAGCTTGTCACGCCCCCTCCAGCCAAACCAGAACCCGCCGTTATCTCCAACGTCTAGCCAAAGGAAAGACAATGCAAAACGATGAAATCCCAAAGGGTTATATGAAGAACGCCGAGGGCGCTCTGATGCCCATCAACAAGGTGAAACCCGCCCATATCCAAGAGGATAAGACGGTGCGCCGCCTGATCGATCAGGCCAAGGCCGTGAGCGCCCAGCTTGCCAAGTTCAAGGCCGATGCGATGGGCGATGCCCAGGCATTCCGCGCCATGATCGCCGAGCAATACGGTGCCACCAAGGGTGGTGCCAAGGGCAACATGACCCTGCGCTCGTATGACGGTGAGATGATGGTCCAGGTCCAAGTCTCTGAGACCATCGATTTTGGTGTCGAGCTGCAAGCCGCCAAAGAGCTGATCGATGAGTGCATCGGCAAGTGGTCCAAGGGCTCCAATAACAACATCAAGGTGCTGGTGAATGACGCTTTCCGCGTCAACAAAGAGCGCAACATCGACACGGGCCGAGTGCTCGGCCTTCGCCGCCTGGAGATCGATGATCCGATCTGGGCCAAGGCGATGGATGCGATCTCTGATGCCGTCCGGGTGACCGGATCGCGCAGCTACATCCGCTTCTATGAAACCGATCTTGAGGGTGGTCGCAAAGCGATCCCTCTGGACCTGGCATCGGTCTGACCGAGCCAAATACCAACGGCCAAAACGGCCACAACACAAGGTAAGAAACCATGACAAAAGCAGACCTTTTGAAAGCCATCTCAGCCGATGCCGGTGAGAGCGCCGCAACCGTTGATGCGGTCCTGACATCGCTGGCCAACGTCACATCCAAGGCGCTCGGCGAGGGTGAGGATGTGACCATCCCAGGCTTGCTCAAGCTCGACACCAAAGAACGCGCCGCCCGCAAGGGTCGCAACCCCAAGACTGGCGAGGAGATCGACATCGCCGCCAAGACCGTTGTTTCGGTGAAGGTCCTCAAGGGCCTGGCTGATCACGTCGCCTAACCAGTCGCCACCGCGCCGCCCTCCCTCGGCGCGGTGGCACCAGCCAAAGGAGAAAGAGATGGCTATCACATGGAAATTCTGGGGCGCATCTGATGATCTGGCCTATTTCGCGCGGAATGGCGATGTTGATGAGGGGTCGCCTGGCACCTTCAAGCTCAGCAACCCAGAGGGTGAAGGGCTCTTGATCACGGTTGCCTATGCGCAAGGTGAGCTTAACCAAGGCACTTGGATGGTGGGTGTTGCCCAGGTCGATGAGGGCCACGATCTGCCGGGTTGGCCGGTCGAGCTAGGTAAGTCTGGCGATTGCGATTACTCGGTCGAGCTGACCATCACCACGCCCGATGGGGTGACCCTTGAAGGCTTTGACAATGGGATGGGGGCATGACCCCCTCCCAGGTCACCACCGCTGAGATCGCCAAGGTCTCAGGTCTCACCCGCAAGCACGTGCGCCGTATGATCACGCGCGCCGCCAATGGCCGCTCCTGGTGCGGTGCCGATATGCGCCTGACCTTTCCTGAGGATGGCGATGTGCTGGTCGAGTTCCACTCACTCCCGGACCACATCCGCGAGGCGTTTGTCATGCTGGATCAGCAAGAGCTCCCGCTCCCCCCCCTGGAACGAATTAAATTGGAATGCCGCGCCGCCGCCCGCGATCCATTGAATTGAGGACTTGATATGAGCAACCCAAAGACATCCCCACAGCGCCGCAATAGCGATCTGGCCATGATCCACATCGGAGCCAAGCGGCTCTTTGGTGATGTCTCAAAAGCGGGCGATGGCCGCGAGGCCTATGAGGATTGGCTGGAGCGCCACACCGGCAAACGCTCGGCGGGCAAGCTGACCACCGGCCAGCGCATCGATCTGATCAAGATGATGCGCAAGGATGGTCTGATCCCGGATCGATCCATTGGCGGCAAAGGCCCCACGGCCAATGGCGAGGAGCGGCCCACCTCATCCCAGTGGGCCAAGATCGCGGCGCTTGGCCGTGCAATGGGCTGGGCGCAAGGCCTGGAGGATGAGCGCTTGCGGTCCTTTGTGAAGCGCACCGCCAAGGTCAGCTCCACCAAGTTCCTGAGCCGCACCCAGGCGAGCAAGGTGATCATGGGCCTGGAGGTCTGGGTGGCCGAGCGCCAAGCCACAGATGATGGGGGTGGCAATGCAGTGTCCTAAATGCGGTGGCCGCGCCTATGTCTATGCGACCAAGCCAGCCGGAACCCTCAAGCAACGCTATCGCCAATGCCGCATATGCGGCCATCGCTTCTCCACCTGGGAGGAGATCGAGGATCGCGAATTGCGCGGATATGAGAGCTCGAAAAAGGCACCCGCGCCCGATCTCTTTGAAACCGCTGACACCTCGAAAGCCAGTTAAAATGGGGGCGAGAGGCAAGGGCCGTGTAGCGGCACCCGCTGCACAATCCTTGGCGGGGATCGGGCACAATGGCGCGCCCGATGATGAGGCGCTCACCCTCGATGATCTGGCAATGCGCCTCTTTGAGGTGATTGGCCCGCGCGCTGATCTGGAGATCGAGCCCTTTGAATGTGGAGCGCCCTGGACCGCCCACGCGACCGAGGAGGAGCTCAAGCGCCTCGGCACCCTCCAGGCCCGCATCATCCGCCGCGAGCAAGCGCTCAAAGAGCTCAAGGCCGAGCGCAAGCGGATCATGAATAGAAACATCCGGCGCATGCGCCGAGCTGATGGCAAAGAGTAGGAAACCCCATGAAACACCTCCCCAACGCGGTCAAAATAGCTGAGGCGCTCAAGCCTCTTGGCACCGGCCAACTGCCCCAAGAAATCCTCAGCCTCAGCGAGGATGGCAACCTGATCGGCATCGTGGTTGAGGTCGAGGGCATCGATTTCATCCTGACCATGCAAGAGGTGCCGCACCAGAGAAAGCGGCCCACCGTTCAATAGCCCGCCTCATCTCGGCCCGATCTGGCCGATCTGGAATTGGGCTGGCCTTCCAGAGACTTCCACAGACTTCCAAACGAAAGGACCAATCATGACCAACCTTGAGCAACACCTGACACGGCAAATGGCATTCAGCCGCGCCACCTATGGCCCTGGAGAGCGCCGCAAAGGGGTGTGCGATCACATCCGCAAAGAGATCGAGAAGGAAATCCTCAAGGATGGGGTGGATGCCGCTGAGGCCGCGACCGAGTTTGTCGATCTAGTCCTCCTGTCCCTGGATGGCTTGTGGCGCGCGCTTGAGGCCTCAGGCGTTGAATGGGAGCGCATCCCATATGTCGCCACGCAAATGATCACCGCCAAGCAAGGCCGCAATGAGCAACGGGTCTGGCCCGACTGGCGCACGATGAGTGCCGACAAAGCCATCGAGCATGACCGCACGGTGCCAGAGGTGATCTCATGACCCTGGCTGAGGATGCAATCAAAAGCGCCGCCACGCGCCGCCTGGCGCGCTCGGTGGTGATCAAGGATGCCGAGGCCTATGAGCGCCTTTATGGAGAGCTCCAGACGGGCATGACCAATGCCTGGTCCGAGGCCATGCGCGAGGGCATAGCCGCCGCCCTGGACCGCCTGAGAGACCTTGGGCCAGGCAAGTTTACCCGCGAGGATGGTGAGACCATTATGCGCGTCCTGGAGGCCTCGGTGGGGCCTGAGGCGATTGCCGCCGCCATGCGCGAGCCGGTGATCAATCTGACCGATGCGCTATTTCGCACGGGCGCTGAGGAGGTGGGCCAAGCTGCGGGTGTTGCCATCGCCTTTGCCCGCCCTGACCTCGATGCGCTTGATGTGCTGAAAACCGGCAATCTGTATTGGGTGGGCAATAGCTGGAATATCCGCACCCAGAACACCATCGCCAAAATCCTTGAGGACTATTTCACCGAGGGCATGACCCGCGAGGGGCTGACCCAGCGTTTCGCTGAGGACTTTGCGGGCATGACCGATAGGAGCCGCCACTATTGGGAGATGCTGGCCGATCACACCGCGACCAAGACGCGCGAGATCGGGCGAGTGTCTGGCTATGAGCGGGCGGGCATAGAGCGCGTCCAGGTGCGCGCACAGATCGATGAGAACACCAGCGAAATATGCCGCCAGATGCATGGCCGGATCATCGAGGTGACCAAGATGCGCGCCCAGGCAACCGAGTATCTGGACGCTATCAGCAAGCGCGATGAGCCCCGCGCCAAAGCCGCTTGGGCCATGAATAGCGATGATGATGTGGACCTCAGCGAGATCGCCGATGAGGACCTCGATGCATCCATCGCAAGCCCGCCCTATCACTTCCGGTGCCGCACCATCACGGTTGCCTATTTTGGGTGATCGATAAAGATGGAACCAACATATCGATACCGAAATATCATTTGTCCGCGTTGTGGTGGCGAGGGTGTCGTGCGGAGCCCTCGCACACGTGAACATCACGGATACCGCGTCAAATGCGACCTATGTGATGGCGCGCGGGTGATGGGTGAGAAAACCAAGACAACGCTTGAAAAGGTCCAAACAACCGGACCCATTGAAACCACGAGGCAAGATCGGCCAGATTGAAAGGCGTTGAATTTACTATCTAAAAAGGGCGGGCTGAAATTTCAGGCCCGCCCTTTTTATTTGTCCGCTTTGTCGTCCAGCTTGCGCTCGATCCGCTCCAGCGAGCGGGTGATCCTGCTCATGCTTTCCTCATGGTGCTCTTTCTGGAGCTCCTGTTTTGTCTCTAGGATCGCCACGCGCCCCTTGAGGTGGAACCATTGGGCCACCAAGCCAATCACCATGCCGCCCCATGTGAGGATGTCTTTGAGGTTTACTTCCATCACGACACCCCCGAAATCAGCTTGCGCGCATGCCAGCGCAACGCGCCGAGGCGCACGGCCCCAAACATAGCACCACGCCATAGGCCAGGCATGCCTAGGACACCAAGCGCCTCATGGAATACCTGATCACACCGCCGCCGCGTATAGAGGCCGCTATCCAACATCCAGTCATGCAGCGCCGCCGCCTGGATGTAGTCTGGGTGCGCCATCGGCACCAGCATTCGAAACAGCAACGGCACAGATGCCCCATCGAATTGGAACCCATCGGGCACATTGATCACTTCATCGGGATGCTCAAGGCTCCCCACGGCATAGCGGAAGCCATCCATCACTTCCCAGCGTGGCCGCTGGAAGCCAGGGGGCAGAAATCGCCTGAGCCCGCGCACGTTGCTGGGCACGGCCATGATCACCAGGCGATCCGTAAAGCTCGACATCACACGCCCGCCCCGCTGATCTTGGATAGCTCAGCGCGCCGCTCGGCGCTGGCAATCGTGTGGAGGTCGCAAAGCTCGGTCGAATAGAGGCCCGCCGCGCATGCCCGCGCCACGGTCTCATCAATCCGGTCCTGGTCCTCGATGGTTTCACCTTGCGCCCCTGGGAGCGCATCGCCGATCACGCGATCAACGCCCTCGACACTGGCCGGTTGCAAAGTCGAACACCCCGCCACCGTCAATGCAGCGCTCAAATACAGAGCTAGCCTGGTCAGCCGCATCTCCTGCCTCCTGATTTTGTTCCATGACATCGACCTGGGCGCTCTCGCGGCCCAGCCCGTAAATGCTGGCGGCAATGGCAAAGATCACCATCACCGCCAGCCCGATCAGCATGATCCGCGAGCGCATCACGCGACCCCGCGCATGCAAAGCTCGGTCTCCTCGGTGCGCCGATTGACCAGCCCGCGCACAACGCGCCCGCCAGCCTTGTTCCACCAGCCGAGCGCCGTGCATGCCCCTGCAATGCTACCCTCATTCAAGCGCCGCACCGCGGTGCTTTTCGAGGTGCCCGACACCCCCACATTGTAGGCGAGGCTTGTGAATGCCACGTCACGCGGGATGGGGAGCCGGTTTGCGAGGGTTTGGGAGGTGAAGGCGGGCCGCAATCGGTCGCGATAAGAGATGATCTCGCGGGCGAGCATCTCATCACACTCGGCCTTGGTGTAACTGTCACCCAGGCGCACCCCTTTGGTCTCGCCATAGCAGACCGTGGGAACGCCCACGATGTCGAGATAGGCCTCCAAACGGAGGCCCTCCCAACGCCCGACAAAGGGCACTGCGATCTCCAGAAACGTGGCATCGCTGGACGCGGTGACGGCTGGCGTTGCTGTCGGTGTCGCGATCTCGGCGGTCACGCTGGGCGCGCTGGTGCCGGTCACCACATTGGTGAGGCTGGTGCCATGTTGCATGGCCAGCACCGCCACCAGACCGAGGGCCATGACACCCACGATCCATGGCGAGCGCATCTTGGTGCGGTCGATGCCTTGATCCCAGAGCCGCCCGAGGATGCCATAGATCAAGAGCGCGACACCCAGCACCCACCAGATGCGGGGATTGGTGTCGATCCCAAAGCCCCAAAAGATCACCTCAGGCAAGAGGAGGCAAAAGAGGCTGGCGTAAAAGGCCCACATGCTATGCGCAGTTTTGGCCACTGATTTCCAATTCGCGATGAGTTTCATCGGTCATTCCTTTCGAGGTTTGGCGCTTAGCCGGTTTGCAGATCGCTCAGGACAAAGGCCTGGAGCTGGAGGATGTGCTGAGACCACTCGCGCATGTTGGACGGCGCATTGGCGGTGAAGGCGTAGCGGCGCAAACGCCAGGCCAAGAAGTCGATCACCAGACCGCCCTCATCGCGATCCGCGAGGGTCTCGATGCTCTCAGGATCGACCTGACCATCCTTGGCGCTGATGCCCAACTTGCTCAGGAGGATCGCGGTGATTTTGGCCCCTTGCGTCACGGCGCAATCAAACACGGCCACGGCCAGCATGGGCGGCATTGCCTCGCAAGCGAAAGCATCCCAGAGCTCACCGGCATTGGGTGCCGTGCGCCCACTGGCATGGCCGCTCATCGAGAATTGCACGGCCTGATCAAAGACGGTGGGGATCGGTTGCGCTTGGCTCTGATCACCACTTGTCTGCGGATCGCCCGCGCCTTGCGTGTCACCAACACCAGCTTGCGCTTGGGTGGTGGTGTCGCCTTGGGCCGTGGTTTGGGTTTGCGCCTCGGCGGTGGCCGGTTGCGTAGTGGTTTCGGCGGCTTTTGTCTTTGCCTCAGCGGCCTTTTTGGCGGCGGCTTTCTTCTGGGCTGCGGTCTGTGTTGCCATGTGAGTTACTCCTCTGGCTGGGTTGAAATTGAACGGGATTGCCTACCTTTGGCGCACCGCCAGCCCACGGGCGCGCAATGCATCCGCAAGCTCATCGGCCACATCTTGGCCAAGCTCTGGAGCGAGAAAGTCGAGACCCTCGCGCTCCAGCTCATCCACCGCGCGCGCCAGCCAAGGGTTGCCCTTGCGGGCGGGTTGCTTGACCGATTTTGCGGGGTGCCGCCCGCCGTTCCAGGCGAGTGCTTTCTTGCGTTTTGGTTTGATGGTGAGTGCTGGCCTGCCATCGTGAACGGCGCGCGCATAGGGCGTGTTGGCTGCGAGGATCGCGTCCTCGGTGCCGGATGGCTCCACCACATGCGCCTTGCGCAAATCACCTTTGTCAAAGGGCACATTGCCTTGACGTGTCGCGATCTCGCGCAGCTTTTCCGCCACCTTGAGGCTGATGCGCTGGAGGTTCATGAGAGCACCTCGATGCCCAGCCCACCGCTGCCACCGCCTGGCTTTGCGCGCCCATCGGCGGCAAGGGCAACGGCCCAGAAAAGGTCACCATGCCCCTCATCATTGCGCTCGGCGTCATACTTGATCGAGGTGCCGCTGGTGATCTTTTGGATCGAGTGCATTTGCGCCAGAACATCGGGATCATTGGGCAACAGGAGACGGCGTTCCTCGGCCAGCTTGAGCACGTTTAAGGCGAGCTTTGACTTGCGCTGAGCTGAGAACCAAACGCCCTCAAAACGCTCAGGGCTGGCGGTGTGGAGCTCCTCGGCGAGTTGCATGCCGAGGCCCGTCTTGTCGATCTTCCAGCTCTCAATATCGAAACGCCCATCAACCTCATGGATGGTGGCTTTCTGCGCATCGAATTTCATGCCCTTGTGCATTTCGTGGTGCATGAGGGCAAAGCGATCTTTCCACTTTTTCTCATCGACCTCTTGGCCCACCAAGGCGATGGCCGTGCGGTCATTGATCCGGCCCACATCGACACCCCCGCGCAAGCGGCCATAGCGATGCGGCAAGATGCGCTCCTCGGTGAGCGAGTGGAGGAGCTCCCAGGACAAGAGCGCCGAGCCATTCTCGGCCCACTGGCACTCATAGAACATCGCCCAGCTCTCGCTATCAAAGAGCATGCGCAGCTCATCGAGACCGCCAGGCAAAGGCATGCCCTGGCTGATCGCGTCCTCGATGGTGATGGTTTTGCGCGACCAGTGGCCGTGCTTGTTCTTGTGGTTGGTGGCGATCTCCCAGAACAAAGACCCAGGCAAGAACGGCGTGGAAAACACCGTGACGCGGCCACCCATTGCGGTGATGGATGGGATCACCGCCGCCCAAAGCATGCGCTGATTGCGCACCCAGGCAAACTCATCGAGCCAGACATCGCCAGGCCAGCCCTGGGCGGTGCGGAAGTTGGTGGACATGGCCACGATCTCGGTGCCCATGATCTTGAGTTTGTTGGCCTTGTCCTCATCGATCAGGACCTCCAAGCGCGCGGCGTGGTGGCGCACATAGGCGAGGATGATCTGGGCCTGGCGCTCGGATGCCGAGACGACAATCTGAGGGCGTCCAGCCATCGCGCCGAGGAGCACGGCCAGCCCCACAACGTAGGAGAAACCGATCTGGCGGGCCTTGAGGATGATGCGGAACCGGCCCTCATCCTCAAGAAACTCGGTTTGATACCCATAGAGCCCATATTCTGGATCGAGGACGCGGGCCAATGCCTCGGCTGAGACCGCATTGGACACCGTGGGCCGAGGCTTGGGCTTGGGTTGCGATTTCTTCACCCGATCCAATGACTTGGTGAGCATGGCAAGACGTTGCGCTTGGGCGTTGCTTGGGTTTTTGATGCGGCTCAGCCGATGAATTTGAGCCTCGATCCCGTCCGATGTCTCGCGCCGCTTGCGCAAGTCACTGCCCCAATCGCCTTTGGAGGCCCAAGCGCGCACTGTGCGCTCAGAGCACCCGATCACCGCCGCGATCTCGCTGGTGCTGTCACCGGCCATGTAGCGGGCCAGGGCATCCTCTTTTTGAGCCTCGGTGAATTTGGGTGGGCGTCCTGGGCGCTTAGATGTGGCTGAGAGCCGCTGAGAGGACTCAGAATGCGTCAAGTCATTCTTTTTTGGGTGAGTGGTGCCGACAGGTGGACAATGCCCCTCAGTGGCGTTCTCTGTTGATGTTTTGGAAACGGGTTGCTTTGCCATTGCCGCTCACACCCCTCAGGATCGTGCCAGGAGGGCCACAAGGGCATCTATTGACCCAGAGGGTGCCGAGCGCTCAATGGGCGCTCCTGAGGCCGCTGAGCCGCTCTGAGCGGAATTGGCCAAAGCGGGCATGAGCACACGCGCCTCCTCGGCGGTGATGATCCCTGCACTCACCAGCCCTGGCAGGTCCTTGGCGTCGTCGCCTGGTGGGGTCAGATCGAGCGGGCGGAATGCGATCTCGCCCGCGCCAAGCGTTGCCTCGGCATTGCCTGGCTTGAGGCCCAGCTCTTTGAGGAGCGGGCGGAGTTGGTCCAGCATGCGCCGCCGCTTGGGTTTGAGGGTCAGATGCTCAAAGGTGAAAAGCTGCCCCGTCACCTCGCCACCACCGCCGAGCTGGCCAGCGGTCATGATGCCCAGGACGCGCGGCGGGGTGCCGTGCGCCACGGGGATGCGATCCCGCGCGGCATCGATCAGCTTGAGGAAATCCCCATCTTTGACCTCAGCGGTGAGACGCTTGATGTCGATCTCGCCCTCCTCGCCAGTGGTCATGACCAATGTGCGGTGGGCGTTGTCGAGCCCTTGGTGCTCATTGCGGAAAAAGTCCTGGATCGCCTTTTTCTGAGCGGCGGATGGGGTCAAGCCTTTGAACGTGATCGCATATTCCGGGATCGCGTTATTTTTGAAAAACGAGGCGTTGTAGCGGGTCGCGGCCAGTGCCAGCTCCAGCATGCCCTCAGCACCGATCCATGTAGGCAAGGCGTAGCGCCGCCCCATCGGGCAAGGCTCGCGCAGGTGGATAATCTCGCGAGCGGTGAATGTCACCTTGCGCGTGTCGCCATTGGGCTTGCCGATGCGCTGGAGGTAGCCATCACGAAAGCGGCTCATGGTGATCGCAGGCAAGCGCCGCAACGCGATGATGCGCTCGCCATCACTGGACCTGATCACCTGGAGAAAGGCGTTGCCATAGGTGCCAAGGTCAAGATCGAGCAACATGAATAGCTCGGTCGCGCCGGTATCGCAAAGCTCCTCGATGCGATCAGCCTCCCCCAAGAGACCGCCGCCAAATGCGCCCTCGGCTTTCACATGGATCGCGCGGCTATGCTCAGCACTGGCCCGGTAAAGGGCTGCGAGGTTGCGCACCGGGATCGGCCAAAGAAACTCCCCATCCAAACCGACCTCGGCCCGCGACGTGAGCAAGCCATCAATTTCGGATTTATGCACCGAGATGGTGACCGCCTCGGCGGTGGATTGGGTCTCTTTTTCGGAGCCTGCGGGTGGGGTGTCATCTTTGCTCATGAGCAAAGAGATACCGCGCAAAACAGGGCCGCAATAGCCCCGCGAGTGCAGTCTAACCCATTGAAAGTTTAGTTATAAACCGGAACACCCTTACCTATCTGGCACGGCATCAACTGATCGGGCAAGAGTGATTTCAGGAATTTTTTGAAACGCTCAGGAGGCGAGCCATTGGCTAAGCTCACAGACCTATCAGTCAGCTTTCTTTCCCTGGTCAAAACACCGGCCACGGGCAAGGGCATGACCCTGAAAGCCGCCGATGGTGAGCGCCCGGCTGCCTTCGATTTGGTGGTCAAAAATGACGACATGATGCGCGCCTATGGTGTGGTCTACGCGCCTGACCAGGAGGACGCGCATGGCGACACCGCCGATGCTGACACTATCCGCAAAGCGCAAGCTGAGTTCATGCGCGAGGGTCGCCTCAAGAACATCGACACCGAGCACTCATTCACCAGTGAGATGGCCTATGTGGCCGAGAGCTGGCTGGTGCGCAAAGGTGATCCTCTTTTCCCTAATGAGCCTGAGGGCTCTTGGGCTGTGGGCATCCAGATCGGTGATCCCGATCTCTGGAAGCAACTGAAATCCGGCGAGCTGACTGGCATCTCATTGGCAGGCATCGCTCGCATGGAGCCTGGGCCGGATGATCCCGCCCACCCTCGGTACACCGAGAAAGACGCCGCGCCTGGATGGGTCGAGCGTTTCATCAAAGCGCTGACCGGCGTGAACCCCCAAGAACCTGTCGAGGAGACTGACATGACCAAAGATGAGGTCCAGGCATTGGTTGGCGAAACACTGAAAAGTGTGCTGCCCGATGCGCTCAAGGACGCAATGAAATCCGCTGGCGAACCGGCCCCAAAAGCCGATGCGGCTGAGCTGGCAAAGGCCAAAGAGCTCTTGAAAGCCAACGGCATCGACGTGCCCGATCCAGCACCCAAAGAGGACGCTGATGATCTGGACGCCAAGATCGCCAAGGCCCTCGAAAAGGCCGTGGGCAAGCCCAAGGAGGCTGAAAAGGACATCGACCAAAAGATCGATGATGCAGTGACCAAGGCACTGGCCAAAGGCGCAACCGAAACTGACCCCACTGCGGGCGAAACCGTGGAGAGCTTCGCATGAGCCTGATCACCATCAACGGCCAACAGATCGACGATATTGTCGCGGTCTCCAAAGGCATGATCGATGCCGAGGACCTGCGCAATGGCGGTGAGCTGAAACCCCAGGCCGCATCCCGTCTGATCACGATGCTTTTTCAGGACACGTTTCTGACCAAGATCACAACCGAACGCATGACACGCCTGACCAAGGATGTGGACGTGCTGGACATCATGCGCCGCCAACTGGTGCGCGTTCCCCAGGGCACTGACCCAGATGTCGGTCAATTCGGCGATGCGGCTGAGTTCGGCTGCAAACTGTCGGCGCTGGATGTGCAGCTTTTCCCCACCCTGACCTTGGATTTCCTGCGTGAAAACAAGGACAACCCCAACCTGTTGAAAGAGATCGAGACGGGTTTCAACACTCGCCTGACCACTGATCTGGTCGATCTGGGTTTCAACGGCATTGCCGATGATGCGGCGGGCGCTGATCGCGCGGCCAAGTTCATCCGGCTCAACAAAGGTTGGCTCCAGATCATGCGCGATGCGGGCAACACGCCTAAGATCGACATTGATCCTGCGACCGATGGCTGGATTGCGTCTCTGCGCACGATCATGGATGCGTCTGACACGCGGTTCCGCAGCTCCTCGGTGTTCCTCATGAATGAGGCCGATGCCGATGAGTATGCGCGCGAGCTCAATGCGCCGATCACCGGCACGGCGATGAATGCCGATAGCCCGTTGCGCCGCTTTGAAGGCAAGCCCATCGAGGCCCACCCTGACATGCCACGCGGCTCGGTGGCGTTCACGCCGCTGAAAAACCTGGTCTATGGCGTGAGCACTGATGTGCGCCGTGATCGCGCCTATCACTCGCGCAAGCGGGTCCTCGAATACACCTTCGATATGGCGGTGGATTATGAGGTGGCGGTCAAGCAAGCCGCTGTCCTGGGCGAGTAACCCATGCCTGAGGCCGAAACCGTCACACCGGCTGAGATCAGAGCCTTTGCCAACCTCCCTAGCGAGGTGCCAGAGGCTCTCCTCACCATGCACATCGAGATCGCCGAGCGCGCGCTCGCAAGTGCTGCCGGTGTGGCGGTTGCGCCTGATGGCCTGGAGCAAGAATGGATCGAGGCGCTCACTGTGCGCGCCCTGGCCAGTGTCTTTCCCTGGCTCAACACCTTCGCGCTCGATGGCGCGGCCAAGGTGGGGCGTCTGGAGGGATCGGTCGAATACCGTTTCCTCGATGCCGATGAGGTCGAGGCGAAAGTCAAAGGATTGATGTGCCGTTTCGAGGAGCTGGTGGCCAAAGTCACCCCCGCCGATCCGGCTGATGAAACACCCGATCAGGCCAGCGCTGACACCGCCTGGCTTGGCGCTATCTGAGGACCGTTTATGCGCCTGCGCACCCGCCTTTCTGAGGAGCTCAAAGCCCGCCTGATCTCCACCTTGCCTGAGGTGGTGGAGACGGTCTGGGATCACGTTGCCGTTGTGGTGATGGTCGAGCAACTCAAATTCACCTCAGCCGGAGGGCTGGAGGGTGACTGGGAGCGCCGCACCCAATTTGAGGGCGTTGTGCGCGCCGAGCTGCGCGCCGATGCCATCGATAGTCTGGAAGTCGAGCCCCTTATCGCCAACCTGGTGGCTGATCCGATTTTCCTGGGCTTTGATGCTGATGAGATCGGCCAGCTCAGCGAAAAGGCCCGCATTGTGCTGGCCGAGTGGCGTGACACCATCCGCGATCAGGATGTGGCCAGCGCCTTGCGCTTCACCGTCACCGGCACCATCGCCGCCTATCATGGCCCAGCGGTGCGCCCCGAGCTCCTGGTGGGTCAAGCGCCTGACATCGGCCCAGGCAATGAGGGCGCATATGTTGCCCCGATTGGCGGTGACGCATGAGCGATTTCGATACCACCGAGAATGACCGCCGCCTCGCCAATATCGCCCAGATGGGTGTGGTCGAGGAGGTCAAGTATTCCAACCCACCCAAGGCGCGGGTGCGCGTGGGTGAGCTGCTCACCGGCTGGCTGCGCATGGGTGTGCGCCGTGCTGGCGATGCACATGAGAGCTGGGCCTATAGCGCGGGTGAGGAGGTCCTGGTGGTCTCGACATCCGGCAACATGGCCCAGGGCGTCATTGTGTGCAGCTTGGCCAACGGTGCCAACGTGGCTCAGGCGGCGGCTGGCAAGTTCAAAACAACCTACCCAGGCGGCGAGATCATCGAGATCGCTGGTGGCGTGGTGACCATCACCGCGCCTGGCAATGTGATCGTGAACGGCGATGTGATCGCCAACGGGGTCAGCCTGATCAATCACGTCCATAGCGGCATCACGCCTGGCCCAGCCGATACGGGGAAACCCAAATGAGTGTGATTGGCCTTAACGCAAACAACGGACGCGCCATCGATGGCCTGGATCACTTGCGCCAATCGGTGCGCGACATCTTGATCACGCCCTTGGGATCGCGCGTCATGCGCCGCGACTATGGGTCTGGGCTCTTTGAGCTCATCGATGCCAACCTGACACCGCTCACCCTGGCCCTGATCTATGCGGCCACCGTCGATGCCCTGCGTAAGTGGGAGCCGCGCTTGCGGGTCACTCGCGTCCAGGCCGAGGCTTTGCCTGAGGAGCTGGAGAGCGGGCGCATCTCAATCACCGTTGATGGTCAATATCTGCCCAGCGGTGAGGAAATCCGGCTCGATGGGGTGGTGCTATGAGTTTCACGGCCATCAACCTGGAGCGCTTGCCCGCGCCGCAAATCATCGAGCAACCTGAATTTGAGACCATCTTTGAAGCCCGCAAGGCGCGGTTGATCGAGCTTGCGCCTGATCTTGCGCCGGTTTTGGAGTATGAGAGCGATCCGCTGGTGCAGCTCCTCCAGGAGGATAGCTATCGCGAGCTCCTCTTGCGCGCCGCCGTCCAAGACGCGGGCAAGGGAAACCTCCTGGCCTATGCGCCTGGCGCGGTCCTCGATCACTTGGCCGCGTTCTATGGTGTCTCACGCTTGGTGATCCAAGAGGCGGATGCGACCGCCAGCCCACCGCTTGAGGAGGTGCTGGAGGATGATGAGCGCCTGCGCGCCCGCGTCCAGCTTGCCCCTGAGGGGTTTACCACGGCGGGATCAATTGGCTCCTATACGTTCTGGGCGCTCTCGGCCTCGGCGGATGTCAAGGACGTGGCGATCCTGGAAACCGACACACCCGTCGAGGTGCGCATTGTCGTGCTTGGGGCGGATGGGAGCGGTGTTGCCGATGCCGATCTCCTCGCTTTGGTTGATGAGACCACCCAGCCACGCCGCCCGCTTACCGATCATGTGATGGTAGAGGCGGCCAGGGTTGTGACCTTTGAGGTGGAGGCAACGCTTACCCTTTATGAGGGGCCGGATAGCGCCCTGGTGCTCCAGGCCGCGCGTGACGCGGTGGAGGTATTTGTCGCTGAGCACCATCGCCTCGGGCATGACATCACGGTTTCTGGCCTTCATGCGGCGCTCCACCAGGCCGGTGTCCAGAATGTGCGTCTGACGCAGCCAACTGAAAATCTGGTCATTCCAGAGGACACCGCCGCCTATTGCACCGCAATCACCGTGCATATGGGAGGTCGCGATGTCTGATCTGGCCAGCCTTCTCCCCCCTAGCGCCACCCCCGCGATGCGCGCCATCGAAACCGTCATGGCTGAGCGCACCATCGGGATTGAGACGCCAATCGGCACCCTTTGGAATGTCGATGATTGCCCCGCTCAGCTCCTCCCCTGGCTGGCATGGGCTTTCTCGGTCGAGGTCTGGGATGCGCGCTGGCCTGAGGAGTATCGCCGCCGCATCGTGCGCGAAGCCGTGAGTTTGCACCGCCAAAAGGGCACCAAGCAAGGGTGCGAGCGCGCGCTTGCAGCCCTTGGAATTGAGGCTCAGATCGATGAGTGGTTTGAATACGGTGGACGCCCAGGCACGTTTCGTGTGGTGGCCAAAGCTACACTCGACCTCATCGGCGATCCGACCTTGCCTTTCTTGAGCCTGGAGCTGCGCGATCAGGTCACCCGTGTTTTGCAATGGGCCAAGCCCGTGCGCGCGCATTTCGACCTCGCGTTTCTGCTGGAGTTTACCGAGGCCGTTGCAATCGCGGCGGGCGGCACGGCCCGCCATCGCGCAGAGCGCAACATAGCCCCGGCCATCCGTTCTGAGGGCGAAACAGAAACCGGCATGTGCGCGGGATGCGTGGCTCATGCCCGCGCCCGCAAGGACGTGGCCCCATCGGTCCAGGCGACCGGCGCGGCCTTGCGCAGTGGGCTTTGCGGCTTTCGCGCCACCCATCGGCAGAGACTTGAATTGGAGGCAGGATGACCACCGCAGCTTATGAACCTATTGTCACTCAGGCGGGATTGAACGCCGCCGCCCGCGCTCAGGCCGATGGCCGTGTGCTCCAGATCACCCATGTGGCCGTGGGCACCGGGGGCTATGCGCCCACTGGTATGGAGATCGCCCTGAGCGATGAACGTGCCCGCGCGCCGGTCCATCGCCGCAAGCACATCGAGGGCGCGATCTGGCAGATCGCCGCGACGATCACGGGCGATGCGGACTATTTCGCCAGTGAGGTGGGCTTTTTCGCGGATGATGAGGGCACCCCGGTGCTCATGTTCGTCTACTCCTCAACTGAGCGCGTGTTCGCCGCCGTCACCGATGGCCAGGAAACGCTCTTGGAGCTCAACGTCTCACTTGCCGCCGTTCCAGCCGGAACGGTCGAGTTCTCTTTCCTCGATGCGGATATGACCATCCAGGAAGTGCTTGACGACATGGCGGGCGAGCACTTGCCCGGCAACAACTTCAACTTCGCGCTGACCCGCAACAACAAAGAGCACCTGCATATCAGCATGGAGCAATTTGAGCTGATGGCCCAGGTGCGCCGGGGTTATGGGCAATCGGGTGTGCGCATGGGGCGGCACTATAGCCAAGGGGGCGATGCACCCTACCATCGCCCGAGCGTGGTGAATTTCGCGGCCTTTGGGGTTCACAACCACCCCAACTATCCGCTGATGTGCGGCATGCCTGAGATCACCGCCATCGTGAACGGGCACGAGGTCAACACCCGCCACATCGACTATAAGATCATCCATTCCATTGGTGATGCCTATCTGGCCGTCGAGGATGCGGTGCCGCCCGCCGTGCCTCCATCGGTGGCCGCTCAGGCAACGGCAGAGGATCAGATCACCGAGATGCGTGAATACCTGCGCGCCTTTGGGGCCAAAGACCCATCGATCCGCGATTATCGCCCTCATTTCGACACCTATGCCTCAGTGCTTGAGGTCTGGCTGGAGGAGCTGGACGGCGACACGCTGGCCGATACGTTCCCCAGTTTCCGTCACCAGCTTGCCAATGCTGGCCACAAGAAAATGAACGATGATTACATGGCATTGCTGGCGTCTGGCCTGAAATCCCGCTTTGAGAATGACGATTTCAAGCCCACGGTGGTGCGCGTCATGCGCCCCGATGGCCAACCGCAATTCGCGGTGCTGCGCTATCGCCTGAGCGCTGTGCGCCTGGGCACCTATGCCGAATATCCGGTGCATGAGATGGTGAGCCAGGTTGATGATCCGGCCACGCGGGTGCGTAAGAACACAACCGATGAGGCTATGGCTGCTAACCGGCTAGGCCGGTTCCGTGTAAACCACGCGATTGGCGATGCGGGGCTGGCCGAGCGTTGGGGACCTGGGCTTCTCGATGAAATTATGGGCAAGGTGCCCGGCCTTGATGGCTTGGGCGCAACCATCCACGAAGACTACATCGACACAGACACGAGCTATAACGAGTTCACTCAGCGGCTCATGGAGTTCAAGACCTCGGATCGGATGAATTCGGCCTTCTACCGCCGTTTCTATTCCTATGAGACATCGGGTGCGGCGGGGCGACGGGATTACCGCTTTGGCTACAACGATCCCTATCTATTCCGGGCCGCGACCACTCGGTCTGAGGTCACGGCGTTGCCCGGCATGGGCGGCAACCACCGTATCTCCTGGGCGATCCCGATGGAGCTGGTGGTGGCCACACCGCTCGGCTCATGGAACCCCTACAACGTGGCCGAGGGCGCGTGGCCGAGCGGCGATGGCAACACCGCAGGCACGGCCTATTCCAATGCCCACCGCAATGGCCGGTGGTACATGACGCCCTCGGCGCTCTTTGATGGCGATGGCGGGGCGCTCGATCCAGCGGATACCGACAATGCCGCCTGGATGATGTGTGGCGATGGACAGGCGCGGCTCATGCGCGGCTCTGGCGTCTATGTCCACATGCCAGAGATGCAGGGCATCCAGACCGCCCGCATCCGCTACCCCATCGCGCCGGTTCACCATGAAGATACCGTAATGGGCCTCGGCGCGAATCTCGGTCGTTACGCTTGAAGCGGTGTCGCAGAGAGGGTGTCGTTGCCCTTTGATACGCATGATGCGTGTCTACGAGGTCTTGCCAGATGGCGCGCCTCAATTCCAAAGAATAGAAAGGACAACGACATGGATATCTTTATCGGACTGGACGTCTCTCTGGCAAGCACGGCTGTTTGCGTGCTCGGTGATCGCGGCAAGATCCTGAAGGAAACTGACGTCGCCAGCGAGCCGGAAGTGTTGGTCAGCTTCCTCAAGGCCTTGCCCTGCGAGATTACCGGGATTGGCCTGGAAGCGGGTCCACTGTCCCAATGGCTTCACAAGGGGCTGACCGAGGCCGGGCTACCCGCGATCCTGATGGAAACGCGGCAAGTGAAGGCGGCGCTGAAAGCAAGCCCGATCAAGACGGATCGGCGGGATGCACAGGGGATCGCGCATCTCCTGCAGATGGGTTGGTTCAGCGCCGTGCACTGCAAGTCGGTTCCTGCTCAGGAAACACGCGTGTTGCTGACGGCGCGCAAGGCGATCCAGAAGGTACTGATCCAGTTGGAACTGTCGGTGCGGGGCGTGTTGCGCAACTTTGGCCTGAAGATGGGACCCGTCTCGAAAGGTCGCTATGACCAGCGGGTCAGGGACCTGGCGGCGGGCAATACTGTGCTGAAAGCGGCTATTGAGCCGATCCTGCGTGCCCGCGCAGAGCTGCGAAGGGAACTTGCGGGGTTCGAGAAGATGGTGCGCGATCAGGCGAAGATCGATCCGATCTGTCGCCTGCTGATGACCATGCCCGGTGTGGGTGCCGTCGTTGCGCTGACGGTGAAGGCCGCGATCGATGATCCCACACGCTTCAAACGATCTCGTGATGTTGGCCCCTGGGTCGGGCTGACGCCGGGGCGGGATGAATCCGGCGAGCGGTCCATTGTGGGCGCGATCACCAAGGTCGGAGACGCAGGTCTCCGGGCGGCGCTCTACCAGGCGGCCAACGTGATGCTGCATCATGGCGGCCCGAACTGGCTCAAGTCCTGGGCGCTGCGCCTTGCCGAGCGTCGTGGGAAGAGACGTGCCACCGTGGCGCTGGCCCGTCGCATCGGCGTGGTGCTGCACCGGATGTGGGTGGATGGAACCGGGTTCCGCTTCACCCGTGACGAGGCGATGGCGCTCCGGCAGAACGCCTGAGCGCCCCGCATCCATGATTGAAATGTTTTCAGCACAAGGAGCGTTCGGCCGCACCTGACGGTGCCGGCCCACCAGTGTCCCAGCCGGGACGCGGTCCCCGATGATGTACGCAAGCTGCCATCTGCCGACCCGTTCCAGGGTTGAGCGCGCCCTGAAGATCGACACTCGGGAGCCGAACCGGACAAGGTATGAAGTTGGCAGCCATTGCGCTGACCACGGACGGAAGCACGAGCCCGGCGCAGACACATCACGGTGAGCAGGCATGCCGACAGGCGAGGCCAACAACACTGGCATATTCCCCATCGCCACAGCACAATCACTCCGCTGTGAACCTCACTGCGCCTGGCAGGCACCCCGGAAACCTTCGTCGGTTCCCGGGTTTTTGAGGGTGAAAACGCTGTCCTTGACATCAACTGGCCCATTACGGAAGGCAGCTTTGAGTTCGGCCATATGGAGGCCGTCCGGCTGGAAACGCAACGGGCCATCGCGGCCATCGCAAACGAGGTTCACGAAATGAAGCATACCGCTCGCTATGGAGGCAACAATGGGGCTTGAGAACAGCATTTCCGAAATGATCGAGCGGCAGGATAGCCTCTCGGATAAGGCAGATGCCGCTGAAAACCGGCACGAAACCTACATGGGCCAAACCTCGCCGGGTTTGCAGCCGCTTTTGGGGCTGGCTCCCAATCAATGCGGCGTGGACACCAGCGGCGATGGCCTGCCCGATGGCTGGTATTTGCCCGCCAATGATGGCTTCACATCGTGGGCGCATGCGGGGCAGACAACCACTGGCGCGGCAGCTACGGAAATCCCATCCGGTGGCATTGAGGAGGAGTTCTACAACGGTATTCCCAACTCGCCCAATCCAAGTTTCCGCAACCATTCCATCCACTTTTGGCGCTTCTCTTGGGATTTAACCGCCGGAGGCGCACCCGCAACCATCGCGGTCCTATCCTATAGCAACGTGCCTTTCACGGGCATGATGGGCATGTGGGTAAAGGAGGAGGTGCCCGGCGTTTTGGATCACCGAGTGTGGGGGCTTTATGACAGCAACGTGGTTCGAGGGCAGAACGACTGGGCGGTTTGGGCATCCCGCCAAACGCCGCGCAGCGACCTGTCTTATCCCGGCAACTACCACCACGCGCGTCTCGATCTCGATACCGCGCAAATCCCGAATGCCGGGTCCATCATCGTGGCCGCGCCGCAAATCCTCTCGACCGTGTTCCCCGTGGATGTGGCGGGCTGGGGTGTGTTCCCAGGCCTCAACCGCATCAACGACAACGGCGATTTCCGGCACGGGCTGAGCTACGTCACCAACCAATGGGAGTTCAAATAATGAAGATCATTCACAAGGGTTCTCATGTCCTAACAGTGAGCGGCTACACCTCTGTAGCCGATGCGCAAGCCGGTGTTTTGGGTATGATCGGAGATGGCTTTGATGCCGACACGGTCGAGCGTATCCCCGAAACCGATGAGGAGGCCCGCGCGCTCATCCGCGAGGGCATCGGCGCGGCGGCGGGTGACACGCTTTCGCTATTGGGCACCGCCAGCGATGGCGCGCAGCTCCTCCTTTTTCACCTGGCCACTTTGGTCAAAGGGCTCTCGACCGCCAACTCTCTGGCCGAGGTGCGTGATGCCACCGACGCCTTCATGCCGCTGGCCGATGCTTTCCTTGGCAAGGTTGAAGCGGGCGAGGTCAAACTGCCCTTCCAGCTCAAGGGCGAAGAGGCCGTCATGCTTGAGATCGAAACCCGCGCCACCGCCGTGGCGGACGCGCTTATCCACGCTCAGAAAGGAGGCTGATCATGCCTGAGCAATTTCTCCACGGCGTCGAGGTTGTCGAGATCGACACCGGCACACGCCCAATCCGCACCGTGCGCTCCTCGGTCATTGGCTTGGTGGGCACCGCCCCCGATGCCGATGCTGACAAGTGGCCGCTGAACACCCCGGTTCTGGTGGCTGGTAAGCGCTCTGATGCTGCTGGCCTTGGTGCCACTGGCACCTTGGCTCCTGCCATCGATGACATCTTTGACCAGGCGGGCGCTGTCGTTGTCGTGATCCGCGTCGAGGAAGGCGCTGACGATGCCGCCACGCTGAGCAATATCATCGGCGGCACCGATGATCTCACGGGTGCGCCTGAGGGCCTTCAAGTGCTCCTCGCGGCAGAGAGCGTGGTCAAGGTTGCCCCGCGTCTCATTGTGGTGCCTGAGTTCTCCCAGGAGCAAGCGGTGGTCTCTGAGCTGGTCTCGATTGCGACCAAGCTGCGCGCCATCATCATCGCCGATGGCCCTAACTCCACCGATGCGGACGCCATCACATACCGTGAAAACTTTGGCTCTGATCGCATCTATCTGGTCGATCCTTGGGTTAAGGTCTGGGATACCGAGACTAGCACCGAAATCGTGCGCCCCGCATCCGCCCGCGTGGCCGGTGTGATCGCCAAATCGGATGCCGAGCGCGGTTTCTGGCACTCGCCATCCAACCGTCTCATCGATGGGATCACTGGCACCGCGCGCGCCATCGATTTCACCCTGGGCGATGCGACATCGCGGGCCAATATTCTCAATGAGAATGAGGTCACCACCATCATCCAGCGGGATGGCTACCGCCTTTGGGGCAACCGTGGTCTGGCCGCTGATCCCAAGTGGGCCTTTATCAAGCGCCGCCGCGTGGCTGACATGATCAATGAGAGCATCATGCAAGCCCATTTCTGGGCGGTGGATCGCAACGCGGATCGCACCTATTTCGAGGACGTGATCGAGGGCGTGAACGCTTACGGGCGGCGCATGATCACCGTGGGTGCTCTGGTGGGGTTCAAGTGCTGGGCCGATCCCGATCTCAACACACCTGAGGCGCTTGAGGCGGGCAAGGTCTACTTTGACTATGATTGGGTCGAGACGCCCACCGCCGAGCACATCACTTTCCGTTCCATGATCAACAATGGCTACCTGTCTGAGGTCCTGCCAACGGCCTAAGGAGGGCTTGTTCCAATGCGTGATCTTCTGAAATTTATGAATTGCTTTGTCGATGGCTACGGCTTCGCCGGTGTCGCCTCGGCGGTCGAGGTGCCCAAGATCGAGGTCGCAACGCGCGATTTCTCGGCGGCTGGCATGGCCGGGCCAATCGAGGTGCGCATGGCGCGCCTGGCCAATGCGCTGATGTGCAAAATGACCTTCGAGGGTTTCGATCCTCATCTCTATGAGGCGCTCGACATCACCGAGGGCTCGACAATCCCTTTCACCGTCAAGGGCTCGACCGAGGACGGTGATGGTGTGACCCATGCGCACTCAATCAAGATGCGCGGTTTCATCAAGGTGCTGGATGAGGGCGAGTGGAAGGATGGCGAGAATGTGCCCCTCAAGCTCGATATGAGCTTGCGCTATTACAAGCGCGAGCGTGATGGCGTCGAGCTCTTTGAAATCGACCAGGAAAACATGATCTTTGCCCGCAATGGCACTGACCTCTTGGCCGAACATCGCGCCAATATCGGCCGCTGAGGGGAGGTAGCACATGGCACATACTGAAACCTATGAGCTCCAGTACCCTTTCACCCACAAAGGTGAGGAGGTGACTGAGTTGACCATCCGCCGCCCCAAGATGCGCGATCTCAAGAAATTCGAGGGGATCAAGGACAAGATGAAAAAGAGCTTCACCATGCTCTCTGATCTTGCCGAGATCGGCCCCGATACCGTGGAGGAGCTGGACCCCGTTGATTTCAACGCGGCCTCGGTGATGATCGCGGGTTTTTTGGGCGTATCGGAGGAGGAAATCCAAAAGATTTCAGGGCAATTTCCCTCTTCATGAGCCGACACTTTCACTGGCAACCATCCGAGATTGATGCGTTGCCAGTGGATGAGCTTCTCGATGCCTTCGAGGATGCCAAAGACTATCTGAGAATTGAGGCGGAGGCGCGAAACTCATGATCCCTACAAGTGTTGGCGTCGATGTCCTTGTGAGCCTGGCAGACAGGCTCACAGCCCCCCTCAGAAATGCAGAGGATACTGTGGCCAAGGCGAGCGAGCGCATGCAAAAGCGCCTAGCCTTGTCCATGAAGCTGGCGGGCGGTGGTGCCGCCGCCGCTGGTATCGCCTACGGTGCGCAACGCTTGGTCACGGGCTTCACCGATAGCATCCGCGATGTGGAGCGCGCCAAGGGCGAGCTGGCCACCTTGGGTGTGCGCGATCTCGACGCCGTGGTGCGCCGTGGTCAGGAGATGCAAATGCAGCTCGCAGGTGTCACGGCTGATGCCTTTGTGCGCGCCTCCTATGACATCAAGTCTGGGATCAGCTCTCTCACCGATCAGGGCGTGGCCGATATGACCGCCTCGGCCATGCTGGTGGCCAAGGCTACCAAAGGTCAGGCCGAGCAAATGACCTCCCTTTTTGCGACCTCATACGGGATTTTCAAAAAGCAGATGGAGGACCTCACTGACGCGGAATTTGGCGAGCAATTTGGCGCGGCTCTTTCCGCCTCGGTGCAGCAATTCAAAACCGATGGCGCGGCGATGCAACAGGCCATCGAGAGCGCGGGCGCGGGCGCGGTCAATCTCGGCATGGATATGACCGAGCAACTCACCCTCCTGGGCATGATGCAACAACAGATGCAGGCCGGTGAGGCGGGCACTGCCCTGCGCGCCTTTGCGACCAATGCGGCCAAGGCGCATGAGGCCTTTGGCAAGATGCAAGTGAGCGCGGATCGCCCCGTGCGGGTGCGCATCCTCGATGAGGATGGCGGATTGCGGGACATGCCTGACATCCTGGCTGATCTCCAGGCGCGCTATGGTGAGACGCTTGATGCCTTTGAGGCGGCTGAGATCAAAGAGGCCTTTGGTACCGATGAGGCGATGAAAATGATCAACGCCCTCTATGGCCAGGAGGCAGCGGTGCGCGCCAACGCTGATGCGCTTGATCACGCCGCCGAGCAAGGCTCTGAGTTCACATCCGTGATGGCCGCTGCTGCTGACAACAACTGGGATGCCACGATGGTGCTGATGTCCCAAAAGATGGACGTGATCACCCAAAAGATCGGCGAGCGTCTCTTGCCCGTTGTGCAGCGCCTGGTGCCCTATATCGACGCTTTCATCGCCACTGCCTTTGACTGGATCGATGCCAACCCAGAGCTGATCACTGGGATCGGCGGGGTGGTCGTGGGCTTGGGTGCTCTGGCGGCGGTGATCGCGCCCATCCTGATCGGTGCGGGTGCGCTGGTGAGCGGCTGGGCCATGATGAGCTTTGGGGCCACCAAGCTGGTGCTGAGCCTGGCGGGGATGGCCAAGTGGGTGCTGGGCGCGGGCAAAGGCCTCTTGTGGCTCGGTCGCACTGTGCTCCCCTTGGTGGGCAAGGCCGTGCTCTTTCTCGGCCGTGCGCTGATCGCTAACCCCATCGGTCTCATCATCGCGGCCATCGCGGGCGCTGCCTACCTGATCTATCAGAATTGGGAGCCGATTGCCGGTTTCTTCTCTGATGTGTGGGGGCGTGTCACCGATGCCGTGAGTTCGGCCTGGAGTTACATGCAAGGGCTCTTTGATCGCTACAATCCACGCGACATGATCACCAACGCCTGGCAAGGTGTGGCGGGCTTCTTTGGGCGGCTCTGGGATCGCATCAAAGGCGGTGTGAGCGCGGGCTGGGACATGATCAAATCCACGTTTCTCAACTATCATCCCGTGGGTTTGATCATGTCGAATTGGGATAGCATCGCAGAGACCTTTGCGGGCTATTGGGATAACATAAAGACGGGCGTTTCGACGGGATGGGAGGCCATCAAGTCGCGCCTGGCTGGGTTCTCGCCCGCCACCACAATCACCAACGCCTGGTCTGGGATCAGCTCAACATTTTCGGGATACTGGGACGCCATCAAAACGGGCGTTTCCACTGGTTGGAATGCGATCAAGACGCTCTTTCTGGACTATCACCCGCTCGGCCTGATCATTTCCAACTGGAGCTCCATTGCTGACACCTTTGCGGGCTACTGGACCTCGATCAAAGACGGGATCGCAACGGGCTGGGAGGCCATCAAAACCAAGCTCGGCGAGTTCGGCCCCGCTGCTCTAATCGAGGCAACATGGGAGGGCGTAGTCGATTGGTTTGGATCGCTCTGGGATCGTGTCAAAGCCAACTTCACTGACATCACCTGGGCCGATGTGCTCCCCGATTGGGATTGGGGCTTTATTAGCGAGTTTGACCTCACAGACGTGATTAAGTGGCCTGAGCCGCCCGATTGGTGGAAGCGCTTGATGGGTCAGGAGGTCGTTGATGTGGCCGTGCCGAGTGTTTCAGAGGGGGCAGGCTTTGAGGCTTTGCCATACCACCAACAGGATGCGGCGCGCGTTGTTGAGAGTGTGGTGGCGGCTGGGCCACTGCCTACCCCGGCTCATATCGAGGAGTTGGAGCTGGGCATCGCCGACATCAATGCGCAGATCGCCGAGGCTGAGGCCGGGATCGCCAATCTGGGCGATGGGCCAATGACGGGCATTATGTCGGTGCCATACCATGATGAAATCCGCGCCCTCACCGCTGACCTGGAGGGGGCAGAGGCCGAGCTAAAGGATGCGCGGGCCAGGTCCGATGAGCTGGGCGTGGCGCTCCAAGTGCTCTCGGAAACCGAGGCTAAACCAGAGATCAACACCAGCTCGGTGGATGAGGCCTTGGCCAAAGTGGCGCGCCTATCTGCATCTTTGAGTAATCTGCCAGGCGGGGCGTCCGTTTCCAGCGTCAACGGCGCACCCGTCCAAGCTCGCGCGAAGGGCGGCAAATTCAACCCCGGATGGGTGCTCAAGGGTGAGGAAGGTCCAGAGCTCGAATACCACTCAGAAGGCGGATACATCGCCCACAACCGTGCTTTGCGCAACATGCTGGACATGGCCACGCGCACCCGAGACATGGTGAGCGGCATTGGCTTTGATGGGCTTATGGGTGCGCCAATGCCTGCCCTGGCGTCTGTTGCGGCGTCTGGCGGCACGGCCATGCAACGTGGCCCGATCACCTTCTCGCCTCAGTATAACATGCCCCTGAGCTTCGATGGTGGCGTCGATCTTGATGAGGTGCGCACCGCCGTCCGCGCTGAGCTGAGCGATGCCGAGGACCGGGCGCGCGCGGATATGAGGAGCCTCTTGCATGACTAAAGTGATGATGATGCTGGGCGCTTATCCCTTCATGCTCGACACCGCCGCCTATCAGCGGCTCAAGCGCGTTTCGACCTATCGCTGGAAACAGCAAGACCGGATCGGGCGCAAGCCTGGCCAGCAATTCGTGGGGCCTGGTGCCGATCAGATCACCCTCTCAGGTGAAATCCTGCCCCACTGGAAGGGAGGCTATGGTCAGCTCGACCTCATGCGCGCCCAAGCGGATCGCGGCAAGCCTCTGGTGCTTCTGGAGGGCTATGGTGGCTTTGTCCTAGGCGACTGGGTGATCCTCAAGATCGAGGAGACCAAGAGCGAGCTGGAGGCGGACGGTGCGCCTCGCGTGATCGCCTTCTCGATCACGCTCAAGGAATATGGCGGCGATGAGGGTGGCTTTGGCGGCTTTGGCCTTGCTCTCGCGGCACTTTCAACATTGGCGAGGCTGACATGATCTATCGCACTAAGGATGGCGATGTCCTGGACCAGGTGTGCGCCAAGCACTATGGGGATGCCCCTTATAGTGTCGAGGAGGTTCTTGCGGCCAACCCTGGGCTGGCGGCGCATGGGCCGGTACTGAGCTCTGGCATCCTCATCGAGCTCCCAGCGGTCGAGGAGACCGCCCAGGAGAAACCCACAATCCGGCTCTGGGATTGATCGCATGACCCCTGATTTCAAAGTGATCGCAGCGGGCATCAACATCACCAGCCAGATCGAGGATCGCCTCCTCAGTCTGGTGGTGAAAGATGAGGCGGGCTTTAAGTCTGACACGGTGGAGATCACCCTCGATGATCGCGACAACGCCATCGAGCTCCCCTTGCCTGGTGCGCCGCTCATTGTATTCATGGGGTATAAAGAGACATTTCTTGCGCCTATGGGCGTTTTCACGGCGGATGAGGTGGTGGCCAAAGGCCCGCCAGATCGGGTGACAATTCGCGGTAAGGCCGTGAACCTGGGCGGATCGATCAAAGAGCAAAAGACCCGCAACTGGGATGATAAGACCATCGATGACATCGTGGGCACCATCGCGGGCGAGCATGACCTAGAGCCAAAGGTGGCCGAGGAGCTCAAGCCCTTTCTATATGAGCACCTGGATCAGACCGATGAGAGCGACATCAACTTTCTCACCAGGATCGCCAAGGATCATGACGCCATCGCCACTGTCAAAGGCGAGGCGCTCCTCTTTATAGGTAAGGGTGAGGGCAAGACCGCCAGCGGCATCCCCATGATCCCGCGCCCAATCACCAAGAGCGGTGAGCTGCGCTGGTCCATGACCCTGGCCAGCCGTGGCAACTTCAAGGCGGTGGAGGCTCATTGGCACAATGAGGAAACCGGCCAGAAAGAGACCGTGACCGCTGGCGAGGGCTCGCCAGTGAAACGCTTGCGCCACGTCCACTCCACCAAGGCCGAAGCTGAGAAAGCCGCCAAGGCAAAACTCGATGAGTTCAAGCGCGGGGATGATACCCTCAGCATCACGATGCCAGGCGATCCAACGGTCGCAGCTGAGGGCCAGATCATTGCCTTGGGTTTCAGGATCGGGGTGAGTGGTCTATGGTCAGTGACAAGCGCCCGCCACCAGATCAGCGGCGGGGGCTTTACCACCTCAATCGAGACCGAAAAGCCGAAAAAATGA